CTGTGCCCGAAAATATTAAACCAAAAATTGATTATTCGAAATATGAAAAATTAATTAAAGAAATGAAAGGAAAATAAAAATATGAACCAAAAAGAATTAATAGAAAAGAAAAACGATTTAATTACAAGGGCAGAAGATACTTTAAACAAGGCAAAAACCGAAGAGCGTGAATTAACCGACGCTGAAATGGCCGAGCTTGCCGAAATTCGTGATAACGTTAAAAGAATTAAAGATATGCTTGAAATGAGTGACTTTTTTAAAAGCGAAGGGCCAAGGCCTATGATTGAAGAAAAAGCTTTAAATAAAGAGGAGGAAAAAATGGTAGAAAATAGTAATGAAAAGGCCGCGGCTGAAACACGTTGCTTTGAAAATTATATTAGAGGCATAGTTACACATGAACGTGATAACAATATGACTTTTGGCGATAACGGGGCCGTTGTTCCGACTACAATCGCTAACAGAATAATTAAAAAGTTTACGACATTTGTCCTATTTTGGAGCGCTCAACTAAATACAATATTAAAGGCACTTTAGAGCTTCCATATTACGACACAAGTACAACAACAATTTCAGTTGCTTATAAAGATGAATTTTCAGCGCTTACAAGCTCCTCAGGAACATTTAACTCTATTACTTTAACTGGTTATTTGGCAGGAGCTTTAACTAAAATTTCACGCTCTTTAATTAACAACTCGCAGTTTGATATAGTCGCTTTCGTAGTAGATGAAATGGCTTATGCAATTAAAAGATTTATAGAGAACGAGCTATTAAACGGCACACCTGGTAATCCGCCAACAACTCCTTCGAAAGTTTTAGGCCTTTATGGTTTAACAAATTACATAACGGCCGCGGCACAAACAGCAGTAACAGCGGACGAGGTTGTGCAGTTACACGATAGAATTAAAGATGAATTCCAAGAAAATGCAATTTGGATTATGTCGCCTGCAACTAGAACGGCATTAAGGCTTCTTAAAGCTACAACTGGCTATTACCTCTTAAACGACGATGTATCTAGTCCATTTGGCACAACGCTTTTAGGTAAACCGGTTTATGTTTCTGATAATATGCCTAACATGGCAGCAGGTAAAAATGCAATTTTTTATGGCGATTTTAGAGGACTTGCAACTAAGTTTAACGAAGAGCTAAGTATTGAAGTTTTACGTGAAAAGTATGCCGATGAACATGCTGTTGGTGTAATTGGATGGTTTGAATTTGACTCTAAAGTTGAAGATGCACAAAAAATTGCGAAACTAGTAATGGCCAGCGCTTAAAAGGAGGCCATTTTATGAAATATAAAGCTTTAACCTCGTTTAGTGGGGTTTTTTCTATGTTTAAAGATGAGGTGCGGGAGTTAACAGACCCCGCACTAATTAAAGATTTAACAAATGCTGGTTATATTATGCCCTTTGTAAAAATCGTTAAAGGTAAACCGGCTACAAAAAGCAAAGGAGGTAAAAAATAATGTATGTTAGAGCATTAAAACCGTTTACTGAATATTTAAACGGTGCTTTCTTTTCACCAGCCGCTGGTTCAATTTTTGAAACAACGTCTGAAAAAGGTGCCGTTTTAATAAGTGAGGGCTTAGTCGAGGAGTACACTTTAATCACTCCAACAGGCACTATAAACATAACTGAAAATGGCACGGATGTTGACGTTGCACAGTATGCTAAAGCCGACGTGGCGGTGCCACAACCAACAGGCAATGTTGAGTTGACTGTAAACGGTACAGATATTGATATTGCACAATATGCAACGGCAACTGTCGCTGTTCCAAATCCATCTACAGGATCTTTAGAAATAACAACTAACGATACTTACGATGTTACAAATTATGCACAGGTGGTTGTTAACGTAGGAGGCTAAAAATGAACGATATTAGTAAAGTGAGTGATATCACAACGTCTGATTTAGCTGATTTCTTGCGTCTAACATCACCTAGTGCCTCGGACAATGCTACTTTAAATAATCTTTTGGGTGTTGCTAAAAAGTACATAAGCTCATATACAGGCCATACTGAAACTGAGCTTGATAATTATCAAGATTTCGTAATTGTGGTTTTAGTTTTGTGCCAGGATATGTGGGACAATCGTACTTTATACGTTGATAGTCAAAATTTAAATAAAGTTGTCGAGTCGATATTAAACATGCATTCGGTGAATTTATTATGATAAACGCGGGTAAATATAATAAAAAATAAAATTTATGAGGTCCAAATTGTAGAGGACGCGGCCGGTTTTCAAACTAAAACTAAAGTTATAGTTTTAGAGCCTTATGCTAACGTTAAAACCACTAGAGGTTTTACTTTAATCTCTAGTGGTACGGATTTTGAAAAGGCTTATACAAATTTTACTATTAGATATCCTAATGTCACTATAACACGTGACATGCTTATAGAATTTAATGGTAAAATTACACAATTGAATATTTAAATAATATTAATGAATCTAATGTAGAACTTGAAATTCAAGGAAAAGAGGTGACGCATTAATGCCAAAGCTTGAAGTGCGCCTGCCCACTAGATTTATTAATGATATAGAAAAAACGCTTAAAGGATTTGATGAAATTTGTGGTGAGATGGTTCAAGCTGGTGGTCGGGTTGTATACAATAACGTTATGAAAAATATGCCAGATGTCCTTAAAAAAGTAATTTTTCGCGTTGTATTCGTTTAACTAAAACTTATAAGACTCCTTCAGACGGCGCAATAAACTCTAAAGTTATGGTTATAGATGGATATTTTATAAATCATTTGGGTAAAAGGACTCCTGCTCCTTTGATTGCTAATGTTTTTGAACATGGTCGAAGTGTTGATGCACGTGGAGGATATATGCCTAAAAAACCTTTTTTTAGAAAATCTTTTGTTAAAAAAGATATTTTTCGCGCAATGTATGGAGTGCTAGCAAAGCATAAATTAAATAGCACAAGTTAAAGTAAGTGGCGGATTTTTAAAATGAACGAGCTTATTAAAAATATTTTTACAGATTTTGAAGTTGACGGCGTGTCTATACCTGTCAAATTTTTATATTACTACGGGCATGGCGAGCCTTATGTTATTTATCAAAAAGAAAGCCTTGCATCAGGTCTTTTAGCTGATGATGGACTACAAAATTATGTAGAGTATTATGACTTTGACGTTTATTCAACTGGAAATTATAAGAACATAGTTGAAAGTGTTAAAAACAAGTTAACTCAAAATAATTTTTTGTGGGAACCGACGAGATCTAGTGGGGATTTATACGACGCAGATACAGGCTATTATCACATAACATTAAATTTTTCATATTTGAGGGGAGAATAAAAAATGGCAAAAATTGGTTTAAGTAATTTTAAATATGCAATTTTAAGTAGTGACACGGCTGGTACACCGGTTTATTCTACAGCAGGAAAAAGTCCAGGAAAGGCAATAAGTTGTACTGTAGATATTACTAGCAACGACGCTAAGCTCTATGCCGACGACGCGCTAGCCGAAAGCGATACATCTTTTCAAAGCGGCACAGTAACAATTGGCATAGACGAAGACGATGTTCAAACAATGGGTGATCTTTTAGGACACACTGTGACTACGTCCGGCACGTCACCAAACTTAACGTATACTATTACTAGAAAATCTAGTGACACTGCTCCTTATGTTGGCTTAGGTAGAATTGTTACTAAGATGGTTAACGGCAATTACAGATACAAAGTTGAATTTTTATATAAAGTTAAATTTTCAGAACCAAAATCTGAAAATACAACACGCGGTGAAAGCACAGAATTTGGTACTTATGAGCTAGAGGGCACTGTTTCTACTTTAAGTGATGGTAAATGGTCTGTAGCTCAACTATTTGAGACTAAATCTGCCGCACAAACATATTTAGATTCGCTTTTTCCAACGGCTGTTGTTCAAGGCGATAATTAATTAAAGGCGGGTATAAACCCGCTCTTCTTTTTAGGAGGCTTTTTTTGAAAGACGTTAGTGGAGAGTTTGAATACAAAGGTAAAACTTATAAAATTGTTTTTAATTTAAATGTAATGGAAGAAATCCAGGAAAAATATAAAACTATAGCTAAGTGGGGCGAGTTAACAGACGGCAAAAAAGGAGAGCCTAACGCACAAGCCGTTATTTTTGCATTTACAGCCATGATTAACGAGGCTATTGATATAGAAAATGAAGAAAAAGGCACCGATAATAAATTTTTAACGCATAAACAAGTGGGTAGAATCGTTACAGGTGCTGGTATGAAATATATGTCTCAAAAATTATCAGACACAGTAATAGCAAGCACTAAAAGTGATGAAAAAAACGCATAATCCACGAAGATGAAGACCCAGTTATAGATTTTTCGTGGGTTGAATTTATAGGAGTTAATAAACTGGGATTTACACATAAAGAAATAGGCAGAATTACTTTAACTAGATTTTTAAAGCTTTATTCGCATTACAAAAACGATTTCGACCTTGAATTAATGCTGAATAAATCAAGGACAACTTATGCAAAGCTAAAAATAAAAATGGATAAAAGTGAAGAATGGTTTTAAGTGAGGTGAGAGAACATGGCAAACGAAAGTTTAGGTGCTGTAATTAAACTTGGTGGTAGCTCAGAATTTAAAGATGCTTTAAGTTCAATAACACAACAGCTTCGTGAAACGGGCAGTGAATTAAGAGCCATTTCGGCGGACTTTGCCGCTAGTGATAAATCTGAACAAGCTGTTATAAATACAACCGACCGCTATTCTAGTGTGCTTTCGTCGCAAAAAAGTCTTTATAACAGTTTACAATCACAATATGAGCGCATGAGCGCTGTTTATGCAAAAAATGAAGACGAAATAAAAAATTAAACGCTAAAAAAGACGAAGAATATGAAAAATTAGAAAAAATTGGAAAAGAGCTTGGCACTTCATCAAAAGAATATAATGACCAAGTTAATGTAGTCGCTGATCTAGAAAAAGAAATAGATAAAGCTAATAAAACACAATCTCAAAACGAAAAAGAAATGAGTCGTGTCAGGACTCAGATGAATAATACAGAGGCCTCTATATCTAAAACATCTTTAGAGATGAAAAATTTGGGTGAGGAAACAGAGGATACAGGAGAAAAAGCTAAAAAAGCCTCTAAAGATGGATTTACCGTTTTAAGGGTGTTCTTTCGGATTTATACAGTAAAGCCATTAGTGCCACGATAGACGCGGTAAAAAACTAGGAGCTGCGGTAGTTGACTTAGGAAAACAAGCCGTTTCTAGCGCCGCTAACTATGAACAAATTATAGGTGGTGTTGAAACGCTTTTCGGTGATAGTGCAAGTACAGTAGAACAATATGCTAACAACGCATATAAAACTGCAGGGCTTAGTGCTAATCAGTATATGGAGACCGTTACAGGTTTTAGTGCAAGTTTATTACAGTCCTTAGGCGGTGACACGCAAAAAGCGGCTGATATCGGGGACATGGCTGTTTCCGACATGGCCGATAACGCAAATAAATTTGGTACTAGCATGGATTCAATTCAAAATGCGTATCAAGGCTTTGCAAAGCAAAATTACACGATAAATCTAATGTCGGCGGCTTAAGTGATTATGCCGTCAGTGTATGTGAACCTTACCAAGGGTGTGAAATCAAAGCATAGCAGGAAATGGCTGTTTAGATGATTTTGCTAACGGGGGAAGCCTAAAACTTTTTTGTCATGGTTATCCCGTGCTAAGCCTTTTAGGAAAGTGTAACGACTATCGGTTCGTACCGAGTACAACGTCTATTGGTACGACGTTGGAAGCGCATACTAACTCAAAACATAAAAAAAGGATTATTTATGGAAATTTTTAAAAAAATTGAAGATTTTAACGGATATTCTATTAGTAATTTAGGCACCGTTAAAAATAATAAAACAAACAGAATTTTAAAATTATTCCAAAAACGTGAAGGTTATTTGCAAGTACAGCTTGGCAGAAAAAATAATCCTGTTTATGTTCATAGACTTGTAGCCAAAGCATTTATTCCAAATATTTACAATAAAAAGCAAGTAAACCATGTAGATGGCAATAAACAAAATAATTGTGTAGAAAATTTAGAATGGTGCGATGCACGTGAAAATTATTTTGGTTGTGGTTATGCTAATAGAATTAATAATAAACGAAAGAAAATATTGGCAACACATAGTTCTGGTTCAAAAATAATTTTTAATTCTAGATATGAAGCTACTAATTATTTTGGTTGTTCAAAAGCATGTTTGCGTTATGGAAAAGTGTATAATAAAGGGAATAAAAAAGGTTTCAAGTTTGAGTTAATGATATAGTCTAAACCCTATAAATACTGCGAAAGCAGGGGTGTACATTGGTTAGACAACTTAAAGCTTGGTTATGGCGGCACTAAAGAAGAAATGCAGCGCCTTTTAGTAGACGCCGAAAAAATTTCAGGTATACATTATGATATAAGCAGTTTAAGCGACGTTTATAATGCAATCCATGTAGTACAACAAGAAATGGGTGTTACAGGCACAACGGCCCAGGAGGCCGCTAAAACTATTTCTGGCTCAGCTAACGCCACTAAAAGTGCATGGCAAAATGTTTTGACGGCTATAGGAACAGGGGCCGATTTAACGCCTTTAATTAACAATTTAGTAGATAGTTTAGGAAATTTAGTAAATAATTTATCGCCAGTTGTAAAAAACGTTGTAAAAGGGCTTGGAACGTTAGCAGCAGGCCTTTTAACCACTGTAGTCCCAAATTTAATACAGACTATACCTCCTTTAATTGCAGAGTCTGTTCCTATTTTAACGGCGGCTCTACAAAATGCATTAGACGCGGTGTTAGCAGTTTTACCTTCTGTTATTGACGCCTTGTCCGGGCTTATACCACAAATTGTGGGTATGTTAATTAGCATGCTTCCGAAATTGATAGAAGTTGGCATGAAAATGTTAGTTTCATTAGTTGATGGTATAACGCGGGCTTTGCCACAGTTGATCTCTATGTTGCCAAAAATAATAATAGACTTAGTTAACACACTGTTAAAAGGCGGACCACAATTAGCTAAAGCTGGTCTTGATTTAATTTTAGCACTAGCTGTTGGAATAGTTGATGCTATACCTCAATTAGTAGATATGTTGCCGCAAATTATAGAAGCATTTGTTAATGGAATTATTACAAATTTAATAAATGTTATTGAAACTGGTATAAAAATAATTTTTGCTTTAATTAACGGTTTAATAAAAGCTATTCCTTCGCTTGTTATGGCTATGCCCAAAATTATTATTGCGATTATTGATGCTTTAATAAAAGCCTTGCCGCAAATAATTGTTTCGGGGGTACAAATTGTCGGGGCTTTGATACAAGGACTCTTTTCAATGTACGGATCATTATGGCAAACTGCATGGGACTTAGGAATGAAAATTTTGCAGGCTTTATGGGAGTTTCCAGGAAAAGTTTTAGAAGTAGGCGGAAATATTGTTAGGGGCCTCTGGGAGGGCATGGCTAGTAGTTTTGACTGGATAAAAAATAAAATTGCACAGTGGGTTGGTGACGTCTTTAATTTTATAAAACAACTTTTTGGCATAGCATCACCTTCTAAACTTTTTAGAGACGAAATAGGTGCTAACTTAGCTTTAGGTATTGGTGAGGGCTTTTCTGACGAAATGAAAAACGTTGAACAGGAAATGAAAAATGCGCTTCCAAATAGCTTTGATGTAGACACAAATTTAAATAATAAAAACAATTCTTTAAATGGCTCGGATATTACAAGTATTACTTATTTTGACGCCGTTAACGCCTTTAAAGACGCTCTTTCCGACATGACTATAGAGCTTGATAATGAAAATATGGGTCGGTTTGTTCGTAAAACCGTGACAAAGGCCATTTACGCTTAAAGAAAGGAAAATTTAATGCCGTTTGTTATTTTAAATGGAAAAGATAGTGATAATGTGTCGGGATTATTAATTCAAAACGTGCCACCAATTTCTAAGCCCGAAATGCGTGTAAATACAGAGGAAATTGACGGCCGTGATGGCGATATTACAACTTATCTTGGCTATAAAGCTTATGATAAAAGCTTTGATATCGGTGTTTTAGACCCGTCTAAAATTGATGAAATTATCGGTTTTTTTGATTCTAAAGGCACTGTAATTTTTTCTAATGAACCTGATAAATATTACAATTATAAAATAATTAAACAAATAGACATGGAAAAATTATTACGTTTTAGAAGGGCAAAAATCACTATGCATGTTCAGCCGTTTAAATATTCTTTAACCGAAGATATTTTAAGATTTAAAGGCGCTAAAAATTTAATAAATGTGCCTGATTTTAAAGAAACTAGAAATGGATTAACGGCCATAGTTAGTGATAATTTATTAAATGTAACAGGCACAGCTACATCTCAAACATCTTTTTTAATACCTATAGAAAAAATAAATTTAAGCGCCGGAAATTATGTTTTTTACGCTTATGCTAATGGCACAGGAGCTAATAATTCAACTGTATCAGTTATAAATGGAGTTCCTACTACGGGCACTAGTTTTGGTGGTGAGCCTGTAGATATTTATGATAATGAATCCTCGAGTCTAAGTGCTAATATTTCATCGCTTAAAAGCTATAATTATTTTTACGTTAATATTCCTGGCGGCAATATTACAGATTTTTATTTATTTTCTCCTTAAATAAAAAAGACGAAGAAAAGTTTAAAATAACAAATTCTGGTAATATCAATTCACAGCCTGTAATGGAAATTTTTGGTATTGGCGATATAACAATAAATTTAAACTCTAAACGCATGTTTAATATAAATTTAGGACTTGAACGTTATATAACAATTGACGCACAAGAACTTGAAGCTAGAAAAGGTGAGATACTTAAAAACCGTCTGGTTACAGGGGATTATGATAATTTTAAATTAAAGCCCGGTATAAACGTTATAAATTATACCGGCATTGTCTATCATATGAATTTTAAGAACTATTCGCGTTGGCTATAAAAATAAAAAGGAGGTAAACATGGCAAATTACATCACTAAAAACCTACAAATGGTTGTGGGCGATACTGAAAGTTTTGGTTTTGAATTAAGTGATAGTCAAGGCGGCGCAATAACTTTAAACACCGCGTATTTTTCATGTAAAAATAATGCGCAGAATTCTACTTATGTTTTCCAAAAAAGCCTAAATAACGGCATAACAGCCGCAGGTAATAACCAATTTATTGTACGTATTGCTCCTGAAGATACGGCTTTATTAAATCCAGGACAATATTGGTATGATTTGGAAATCGGTGTTGATAATGATATTTTTACTATTTTTAGAGGAGTACTAGAGCTAGTGCCTGAAATTACAGACCCAAATTCTATAGTTTATACGAGCGTTGAGTGGGGTAATATAACTGGGACTTTAAGCGATCAAACAGATTTACAAAATGCTTTAAATGCTAAGGTTAATACATCAAGCCTTTCTGCAGTTGCAACGAGTGGCTCGTATACAGATTTATCTAATAAACCTTCAATTCCTAGTAAAACAAGCGATTTAACTAACGATAGTAATTTTGTCGTGACTACAGACCTTGCAATCGTTGCAACTACGGGTAATTATTCTGATTTACTTCAAAAGCCAACAGAAATTACAGATTTTGGAGGGCAGTTGCCTGTTTCTAGAATTTCAGGAGTTTTACCTGTAATTAACGGTGGAACGGGAGCTAATGATGGTAATATTCCAAGAAGATTTACGCTTTATGAAAATAATTCAACTGGTGCAACAACTAATTTTTCTTTAAGCGATAATATTACGAATTATCAAAAAATCGGCGTTGCATTTACTGATCCTACACAAACTTCAAGGCAGGGATATACAGAATTTTGTATTTTTGAAAGCGTTAGTTCGTATGAAATAAATTTATCTTTAAATTTATATGGCGGTCCTACTGCTGTTGCTATTTTACTATCTCAATGGACTTTTTCAGGGGCAGCGGCGACTTTTGTAAATAAAAGATCGTATAGAGTTCAAAGTTCTTTTTCTACAGAAGACAAAGGAATATCAATTATGGCCGTTTATGGCTACAAATATTAAAAAAGGAGGTAAAAAATGGAAGCTAAAATAATTATGCTCAAAGGCGAAAAAGGCGAGTCCGGTGGCTCAACGTGGGGCAATATTTCGGGCACATTATCAAGTCAAACGGATTTAAATACTGCTCTAAATGAAAAAGCTAATATATCAGATATTGGTGCTGTGGCTTTTTCTAATAGTTATGATGATTTAAACGATAAGCCAACTTATGCTACAGTTGCTACGACAGGCTCATATAACGATTTAATTAATAAACCTACAATTCCAACAAAAACAAGCGATTTAACAAATGACAGTAGTTTTTTAACACCAACGACGCTTGTAAATTATATTTACCCTATAGGCTCGTATTATTGGAGCTCAAATAGTACAAACCCGGGCACAATTTTTGGCGGCACGTGGGAACAAATTAAAGATAAATTTGTTTTAGCTGTCGGTGATACTTATACTGCAGTAGATATAACGGGCGGCGAGGCAACGCATACGTTAACCGTGCAAGAAATGCCAGGTCATACTCATGCCTCGGGGGACAGCGGACATGCGGCTTATGGCGGTGCTTCTGGGGATATACAAAGTGGAACTGGCTGGAAAACCGCGCTAAGCCAAATACAAACTAGCTCTCGTGGAGGCGATCAGCCCCATAACAACATGCCACCATATATAACAGCTTATTGTTTTCATAGAACTGCTTAAAACCTAAAGTTTTAGGAGATCTTAAATGATTAAACTTTTTAAATCTACCGATTTAACCTTTGACAGCAACGGCGATAAAATTATTAACGCGACTAAAGCTATTGTTCATAAAGAGGATAATGGCGATTTTTATTTAGATTTTGAATGCGATCTATCTTACATAAACGATATCGTAGAAAATAATATTTTAGTTGCAAACACGCCACAAGGCGATCAGGCGTTTAGGATCGGTAACGTTTCTAAAACAAAATATAAAATTACAACTAAAGCTAAACACGTTTTTTATGACTCGCAAAATTATTTAATCGCTGACTCATACGTCGTTGATAAAGACTGCGCCGGGGCTATGTATCATTTAAATGCATCCACGGAGCCCACAAGCCCATTTGCAACTTTTTCGGATATTACTGCCGTTGGCTCTTTTAGGTGCGTTAGAAAATCTTTATACGAAGCTCTTAAAACCGTACAGGAACGTTGGGGCGGACACTTTATCCGTGATAACTTTTCTATTGGTCTTAGAAGCGAAATAGGAGTCGATTCTGACGTTGTTGTGCGTTATAGAAAAAATATCCAAGATATAACATGTGAGGAAAATTGGGATGATGTCGTAACAAAGTTATTGCCCGTAGGGAAAGACGGAATTTTATTAAATAAACTCGACCCTAACAGAAGTATTTACTTAACATCGACACAAAAATATGATGTACCTTTTACTAAAACTATTTCATTTAACCAAGACAACATAAGTGAGGAGGATTTTACTGACGAGGATGGCATTTTAGACGAGGTAGCATATTACACGGCTTTAATTGAAGACCTTGAGCGGCAAGGCGAGGAGTATTTGCTTGAAAATTCTGTGCCTAAAATAAGCTACACTTTAAAGGCAAATCTAGACACAATAACTGACATTGGCGATAAAATTAAAGTAATACATGAACCGTTAAATCTAAGTTTAACGGCATCCGTTATAGCTTATGACTATAATTGCATCTTAAAAAAATATACAGAGCTTAGTTTTGGAAATTTCGGTAAAACTTTAACCGGCCTTTTAAGCAATATTACACAAGCAACAAATGAAGCTATAACGGAGCAGACAAATTACCTTCAAACTGCTTTTTCCAACGAAATAGATGCCTCAGTTGGTGAAATTTGGGATCTTTTAGACGGCTCATATGTTGTTTATCAAGGTGAAAAAATTTTAGTAGTCGATTCATTGCCAAAAGAGGACGCTATTAACGTTTTAAAGATCGATAAAAGTGGCGTCTCTTTAAGTAACAACGGCATACATGGAATTTTTCATAACGTTTGGAATATCGACGGGTTCTATGATTTTACGCCTTTTAATTACATAAAATGGGGTGTTATGGACCTTGGAAAAGCTAGTAATTCAAGCGGCAAAATAAAACTTTTTAGCAGTGCAAATGAGCTTTTTGCAGAGTTTTCACAAAATGGCGTAAAACTTTATTGTAAAAATAAAACTTATGTTACATGTAATAAAGACTACGTTTTTGCAGTTTATGATAAAAACGACAATTTACTTTTTCTTTAAGCAGCGATAATTTTATCGCTAAAAATAGCAGCTGTAAAAAATAGAGCTCTTTTTGGGCGAAAAATTAAAATTTTCTGTAAATTCAAACGGCGTTGGAATTTACACAGGAGGTTAATTTGGCAAATTTATTAATAAGTTTAAGCTCAAAAACCGAAACAGATATTACCGTTAATTGGACGTGCGATGAAAAGCTAGATAAATTATGGTACTCAACTGATAATGGCTTGAATTTTACTGAAAGCTATGGCTCTGGAAATGAAGGCGCTGTTTCAATTTACAATTTAAATCAGGCTACAATTTATAAAATAATACTTAAAGGGCGCATTTTAACATCACAAGAAATAACATATTCTGCGGTTTTAGAGATTGAAACATACAATTTTCCTTTTTGTAATTATGCACCAGATTTTACCATCGGTGAGAGGCTATCTCTGCTTTTTTACAACCCGTTAAAAAGAGAAATAACGGTTAATCTACTTGGCGCCGATGGCAGCATTATAAGCAACGACACTATAAGCACAACGTATTTAACCGGCTTTATCGACGCTGTAACGATCGATAGACTTTACGCGAGTATTCCGAACACGCCACAAGCTAATTATTTAGTTAAAGTAACATGTGAAGACAACACGCCGATAACAGTAGTTGGAGGAGTTTACAGCGTAAATGAAGATGAATGTAAACCCTCACTTTTAGAAGTTTTATATGAAGACACAACGGCAAGCACAATTGCTTTAACGGGAAATAATCAGTACCTAGTTAGAAATAAATCCGTGCCTTCTTTTACAGCCACAGGTATAAGCGCTTTAAAGCACGCGACAATTTCTAGTGTTAAAGTTAATTTAAACGAGGTAGAAACACCGTTAACATTAAACGGAACAACGGCTAGCGGCATTGGTGCAGTAGTTAACTCGGCTGTATCTATTTATGCAAATTTTATAGTGATAGATAGTCGTGGAATAACGACTACAAAAGAAAAGCTAGTAAATATCTACGATTGGTTCGAGCCAGAAGCTTTAATCACTTTAGAGAGAAAAACTAGTAACACGGGCTCTATAACGGTCGACGCAAATTATGCATTAATCGGCGGGCATAACACGTTAACTATTAACGGATACATAAAAAAGACAAGTGAGTCCGAATTTACGAGCATAGGTTCTATTACAAGTGATGTAGAAAAGACTTTTAGTGTCGATGAAAATTATGACTATGATGTAAAAGTAGAATTAATTGATGCTTTAAACAGCACTACAATTTACTATCTTACATTGCCTCGATATACACCTCTAATGTACTTCGATGCTAATAAATATTCAGTGGGTGTAAATTGTTTTCCTAACAACAGTGGCACACTAGAAATAAAGAGCGAAGACGTTTATTCCACGCTTTTTTATTCGGGCGGTGAAAGCTATAGTTTTTCGAATAAAAAGGTTTACTGCCCAGGTCTTTTAAGAGACAACGCAGTTTACTTTAGTATAAATTTACCTAAAAGCATGAAAAACGTTACACCTACTATTACAGCGCTTAAAATAAACGCGTGTAAAAACAGCTCTGGGTATTTATTTTCCTCATATACAAGCGGTGGCTATAACGTCTTTACAAGCAGCGGTTTAACAACAACTTGCGATAAAAACACAAATAACGACCTATTAATTAAAATCCAAAGCAGCTCTTCAATTTCAGAAACAAATAACACGCAGGTGACAGTTGAAGTTGATGAAATAAATATAAATTTTTAGTTTCTGCTTTCAATTAATTTTCTTTGCTAACAATTAACAAAAATATAAGTAAAATTATTTTCATTACATATTTCTTTTACTATTTCTTCTACTTCCTCTTTACTTTCACCATAACGTTCAAAATTATAATATTTTTCTTCTTCGTCTTTTTTAAATATATGAAATTTATAAATTTTCATTCTATCTCCCCT